AACAACCCGCCGATGGCCCCGGCTACGCCGCCGAGATTGGATAGCAGCCCGCCCAGCGCCTTTATGACTTGGTTGATGCCGTTCTCAATCACAGTACGGATCAGGCTCTTCGCAATCTGCTTGCCCAGCTCCTCAAACTTCTGGCCCACCTTGCCGCCGCTTACGATGATGTCGGCCAGGCCGCGCGACAAGTCGGTAACGATGGTGGAGACCTGCCGGGAGATGGCCTGCTGCGTCCGCTTCCACTCGCCCGCCGTGTCGCGCGACAGAATCTTTATCATCTCGGCGTTGCGCTTGGCGGAGCGCGCCTGCTCTGCGCCGGTAAGCACGGCCTCGCCCGGCAGGCCCGGCATACCCATGGGATTCGGCAACTTGCGAATGTCAATGGCGCTGCTGATGTCCGGTGGCATTTCCGCAATCCGCATCTCGCGCAATGCGGCGGCGGCAGCCCCCGCAGCACTGCCGTATTTCACCAGCGCAGCTACGCCGTCGTTCAATCGCTGCGTGTAGTCGGATTGCAAAATCGACAGACGCTCTTTCAGCACAGCCGTCTTGAAGTCTTCCTCATAGCTAGATACGACTACTTGGCGATATTGCTCTATAGCACCCGTAGCCGCCGCCGACGCTTGCGTCAACGATTGCGTGGCAGCCGTTGCCGCGCCGGTCACTTGCCCCTTGGCGCTCAAGCTCTTCGCGATTTCCAGTAGCTTCGCGTTGAACTCGTCAAGGCCGATAGCCCCTGACCGATACTGCTTTTCAAGTTCGGCCACCGCCGGAGTCTTGCCGCGCAGCTTCTTGAGCAGCATTTCCGTCGTATTCGACAGATTCAAACCAGAGCGATTCAGCGACTCTTGCGCGTCGTACCACTGATAACCGGCGTAGGCCAGAGCCGCCAAGCTGGCGACGGCCACGGTGGCGGCCGCTGAAAACACGCCGATGGCAACAGCCGCCGCTTGCGTCCCCGCCGCTACTCCAGCCATGGCCAGCACCTGAGCGTTCAGCGCCGCGCCAAACGCACCCACGACGCCGATGATAGCGGTAATGGCGACTTTGAGCTTTATAATGCCCTGGATAATCGCGGCAATCTTTTCGGCCATTGTGCCGAGCACTAAGATGGCGACCGGCAGCGCAGCAGCAAATGCGGCCAACTCAATTACGGTTGTCTTTGTGCTATCAGACAGACCGTTGAACGAATCGGCAAGTGCCTTCGCGCGTTCAACGCCTGGGTTGAGAAACTCGTCGATGACCTTTTGCCCGACTGGCAGTAGTGCCTTTCCAAACTCCGCCGCCGTCTGCGTCGCCGCATCGCGAAGATTCTCCAGACTGTTCTTGAACGTGCCGCCCGCCCGGTCGCCTTTGGCCAGTTCGTCAACGATGATGCGAATGAATTGCTGCGAAGAGATGCCCAGCTTCTCGAAGGTCTCGGCTGGATTGCCCAACGCCGCTGGGCCAAACTTTTCCTTAATGATGGCGGCTATTTGTGGGATGCGTTCAATGATCGGATCAAGGTTCTCCTTCGTGACCTTGCCGACCGCGCCCAGCTGAGATAGTTGCCGGATGACTTCCGAAAAGTCCTCGCGCCCGCCGCCAACCACTGCCAAAGCGTTGCCCAGTTCGCTCATAATGCGGCGCGAATCCGCGGCGCTATTGCCCAGCGTCTGCAATCGGATTGAGCCCTTGACGGCTCCTTCGAGCCCTAGGCCCGGCAGCTTCGCAACTTCCTTCAACCGCTGCAGCTCGTCAGCCGCCGCGCTGGTCGACTTCATGGTAGCCGACAGGCCTTTCGACAACGTCTCCATGTCCGACGCGGCCTTGAGCGCCGCAGCACCAGCCAGCGCAAGCGGTGCCGAGATCCCAATCGACAACGCCTGCCCGGCCTGCGCCACGTCCGCACCGAAGCGCTTGATTTTATTCAGGCTGGCGTTGACCTTCTTATCGAAGTCGTCGGTCGATGCCCCGATGCGGACAATTAGGTTGCTGAGTACAGGCATTAGCGGCGACCTCGCGCCTTAGCCGCCGCTTCTTTCGATGCCCGATCCTGCTCCTGGTGCTTCATCTCCAGATACGCTCCCCATTCGGAAAACTCGCTCGATGACATCGTCGCCAGCAACTGCCCAACTGTCATGTGTAGGTGCTCGGCGAGCGCAAATGCAAACTTACGCTCGCCGGTTAGTTTTTTGCCGCTTCAGCCGCCGCGTTCTCGGTCAGGCCGGAAATGCGGCAGATTTCCGTTACGACGCGGTCGATAACGCTGCCGGACATCTTCAGTAGCGCGTCCTGGTGCGCCTGCTCAAAAACAGGCTTGCCCGTCTCTGGGTCAAACGCCGACGCGATCAGCAACCGCACCATGGCCAGCGCTGGGGTTTTCTTGGCGTCTTCGCCGAAACGGATGCGTTGGCCAGCGTCCATCTCGGTGATTCCAATCTTCGCGTCCCATTCGGGCACGTCGATCACTTCCGTTTTAAGTTGCACCGCTAAAATGCGGTCGGCAAGAGTCTTCATGTTAATAGTCTACGATTCCAATCGTCGAGAAAGATACGTTCTCACGGATGATCTCGTTCTCGCCGACGCTAATACCGACCGACGATTGCGACGCGCCAAAGCGCCAACGGACGGTGTTGGAGAAGTCGGCGTACAGGTCGATGACGTAGTAGCTGTTGGAGTTGGTCACGAAGTACGCGTCGTCGTAAAACCGGCCAAACGTACACGTGCCCTCACGCTGCACGACGGCCCGCGACTTCCAGGCGTCGCCGAACACTTGGACCTCTTCGAGTGTCGGAGTGATATCCAGTGTCCAGTCGGTGCCCTGCGCGGCTTTTGACAACGTCAGGAACGAGCCGGTTACCGTGATCGCGCCAGCGGGCGTGTAGCTCGGGAAAACAATCTTTCCGTTACCCCACGCGACCTGATACAACGCCGGAGAAACCGTCGTAACGCCGTCAAGAACAGTCAGCGATGCGTTGGGATTGATCGCCCGGCGGGCGGCCAGCGTGATCTGGTAGACGCCGCCGCCTAGCGCGGTCGTCGCCTGCCCGGTCATGCTGGTACCCGCCCCCGTGGCGAGGTAAATGTCTGCGTTGCGGCCTGCGAGAACTGCCATAAGGCCTCCTAGGTGTAGCTGAGCGCGCCGCTGCCGGTAAACGTATAGCTCGCGGTCACCAGCCCGTTCTCACTGGCATTGATCGACGCCTGCACAAAGGCAGTGCCGCTGTAGTAGTTGGTGCCGTTGATGTAGAACCGCGCACTAACCGTCGTACCGCCCAAGAACGCCGTACTCAGCGCCACGTGGCCGTTGGTGTCGGCGTTGTCGAAGCGGCCGCTTGCCGTGCCGCTAAACTCGCGGATGGTGGCCGTGCGCTCCTTCCAGGTGTCGCCGAACGACTGGGTCTCTTCGAGGCCGGTAGACACGTCCAGCGTCCATGTGTCGATCTCCAGCACTGTGTTGGTGGTGAGTCGAAAACTGCCTGCGTTGCCAGCGAGAATTGCCATATGTGCTCCTTAAACGTCGTGGATGATGTCGAACTCCACGACCGTTGCGTAAAGTTTTTTGTCGGTTTCGAGCGCGTCTTCGTACTCGTTTCTGCGCCCGTTCAAATGCGTGCTACGAACTGTGAGGCCGCTGGCTGTGGTGATGGCCGCCTCTTGGCCCATGATGGCGGTGTAGACGATGTCGGCGAGGTCGTCGCTGGCCTTGCCATTGCCCTGCGCCATGCAGTAGATGTTGATCGGCCGGCGTGTTGCGGTCGGATTCGCCCCGATGGAATGAAACTGCTGGTCGTCAATCATCTCCACCACGATGCACGGATACTTAGTCGCCCGGCCTTGGTCGGCGTGCGCGTCGTATACCCGCGTGCCCACCAGCGCCGTTACTGGCGCTTGCGTCTGCAGGTACTTATACAGCGCCTGGTAGAGCCTCATGCCGCCCTCGCGATCGCTTCAAACGCGGCCTTGGCGCGGGCTTCGATGAGTCGCTTGATCTGCAGGCGCTTCGCCTTGATGGAGTCGCGAAAAAAGAACGCGGGCCGTGCGCCAGGGTGCTGGATCTTTGTGCGGACCTGGTCGCCGAGCCGCGCCAGCCAACTGAACGCCGCGCCGCGGATGCGCATTTTTTTTCCCTGAATCGTGCGAGCCTGGGTGCCAAACTCAACCATGAAGGCGTGCGGCGCCAAATCCTTCAACGTAAACGTGTAGGCCTGCAGAAAAAATTTGTACTTGCGGCCTTTGGCCGACTTGACCGACTTTTTCAGATCCCCAGGATTGCGGATCGCGCCGAAGCGATGAGTCGGATAAGGCGCAACCGGCGCGCGGCGCTCCACTTCATCTTCGAGCATCTTCGCGCCCTGCAGGATCGCGTCCTGCAGCGCTGGCCCTTCGGCTGTAGCCATGAGCTTCTTAAACTGCTGCGTCAGTTCGTCCAGCCCCTCGACTCTGATATTCCGCGCCCGTGCCATTAAATCAGCACCTCCAGCGCTTGCATCACGAGCATTTCGTTGCGCTCATCGGGGTTCAGGATCGTGCGGATGTTGAAATAGCGCGTCTTCCCGGTCTTTTGGTCAGCGTACTTGACCCGCATCTCTGGCTTCAAATCTTCGATGTACCGTAGCCGGATCGTGTGCGTCAGATCGGCCATGACTTGGCGCGCCGCAAAAAACTCGCGCCCGTTGCCGGTCTCGATACTGGCCCAGGTCGTCGCGTACTCGGTCCATGTGTCGGTGCGGTCGCCGTTGGCGTCCACGGCAATCGTCGGCTCTTGAATGATGATTAGATGCTTCAAAGCGCCTGCCCTCATAACCACACCCGAAACGGCGCAATCAGCGCCGAGACTGCGAACGGCAGTTCTTTCTCGTCAATTGCGGAGGTCGTACCGATGATGACGGCTTCCCGATGCTCATAAAAATGCGCGGCCAACATGCGAATGGCCTGGCGTAGCTGGTGCGGTACCTGTGTCGGCAACCCGTACCCACACGTAAACTGCACTTCGACAGGATCGGTGTTGCGGAGCGTGTCGGTCGGCCAATCCTTCTGATACTCCAGGACGATGGCTCCCGGCGTCCGCGCCGTCGATACGCCGTACTCGGTTGCCGCAAACGTCCGCTGTGTGCCGGTCGAGTCGGTGTACTTGACGTGCGCGACCGAAACCAGCGGCGAGTACGGCAGGTGGATAATGCCGCTGACCGGAAAGCAGTCCAGGAACATCTTCCAGGTCTGCGTCAGACAGCGGCGGTTGGTGATCGTTTCGATGTGATCCGTTGCCGCAAACAAATACGGCTCCAGCTGCTCTAGCGGCTGGCCCATGGCGCGGGAGTGCGCTTCGAGGTCAGCCGCTTCGAGCGGGTAGCCGGTCGGGCCGGTCACGAGCTGGAGACGTAGGTCCATATGTTAGGCAATTTCAGTTGCGGTAGCAGAGCCGCCGAAGCGCGGGCCAGCCAGAGCGATAGCGATGCCGCCCAAAACAGGCGAATCGACAACCTCGACGCATTTGAGCCGGACGCAATGGTAGCCGCTGGCGACCAGCTCCTCGACGTTGACCTGAATGGCGTAAATCTGGCTGCTACCAGCGGTCGTGGTAAAACCGGCCGCCGCGCGTGTCGTCATCGCGCCCTGAACGTCGGTCGACGTGATGGACTTGCTGAGAAATCCCACAGCGCTGGTGTTGGTCGGGACGAAGTCGTCACAGGCCTCAACAGTGATAGTCGAAGTGCCAGTTGTGCCAACTCCCTTGTAAACAAGAAAGATGGCACTTTCATGATTTTCCAGACTCACGACGTCCGAAGTAACTGTGCCCGCGAAGGCGTCGGCCACGGGATCGAGCCCCTTGACAAAGTGCAAATTGTTGAGTAATTCGTAACGAGGCATGTTGGGTCTCCTTAGTGCGGGCGACTTGCGCCGCCCGCTCCGGTTTTATGTTTAGGCGCGGGCCGCAGTCGTCAC